AGCCTGACAGCAAAGTACGCTCTGCAATCAAAGCGTATAAAACTAAACTTGATGAAAGCAACTAATGTTTATCTCCATTGAACACCACGAAGGCAAGTACCCTTCATTCAACATCAACCTCCACAGCGAAGAGGGTGCGGAAGCATTCTTGTCTATCAAGGGCTGCTCTATCAAGAGCGGTGCTAAGGGTGATTTTCTTAGCTACCCTGCCCGTAAAAAAGACGATGGAACTTGGTGGAAGCACGTTTGGGGCAGCGACAAGTTCAACGCTACCATTCTGAAAAAGGCACAACAGGCACAGCCAGCGGCAAAGCCAAAGACCAAGCCTGAAATGGATGATGATCTCCCGTTCTGATATTCGGGGGGAAAGCGGATGCTGTGGAAGCCAAAAAGATCATCCCGCAAGCGATGCCGCCATAGACGCAGCGAGTACCCCCACCCATTTATTTTTATAGGACTTATATGACTACCTACGCAGACATTGAACTAAAAATTGTGCAATGGGCTGAGGCTCGACGCATCATTCCAAACTCCAATCCAGCCACTCAATTGCTTAAAGCAATCAGCGAGATGGGCGAACTGGCAGACGCAACCATCAAAGGTGATGAAGATGAAATCATTGATGCTGTTGGCGATGTAATGGTTTGCTTGGTCGTTTATTGCGCTCTGAAAGACATGAATCTTGTGTCTTGCATGGAAGTGGCTTACGACCAAATCAAGAACCGCAAAGGTATCCTGTTGGCTAATGGCGTATTTGTCAAAGAGAAATGAAAGCCGCTTATGACTTGGCTATCCGAGGTCTAGCAGCATTGGGGGCTTTTGCAGTCCTGATGTTCTGCCTTGGATACGCTTACGCATCTATTCCGCTGGTGCTGTCTAAGACCTGCACCCCATCATTTATTGACAGGATTCTGAAATGACAACTTGGCCTTTCCCACCATTTCCTCGACCAATTCCGGCTAATGCCCCACCCGTTAAATTTAACCCTGATAACTTTGAAGATGCACCGTATGCGAGTCAATAAAGAAACAACATTGGGAGCATTTCCTTTAACCTATGGCGACAAAGTGCCAAAGCATCACATTGCCGGTGATTACGTCAAACGTGAACGTGACCCTAACGAAGCATTGCCACCAACCATGAACCTTTGGGAACGTCCTGTGTATAAACCTCAAGAAGGCTATGTTCGATTAGGTGCTAATGACCACCAGCGTATTAAGAGCCGAGGATTGTGATGAACACTTGTCCAAATTGCGGAAAAATAGCGGGATTACATAGCAGCGTAATGCAGGGATGTACTTGCCAATACTCAATGCAAGCACAGCCAGCGCAGGAGTCGGAGCCTGACGAACTCACCATCGCCTACATGAGTGGGCTTCTTGACGGCAAGAAAAAGCGTCTGTGGGTAGGGCTAGATGAGCAAGATTTTTCGGCAATCAACCAGTCTTGCTTAACCAAACTGCAAGCAGCAACAAGTGCGGAGTCCATCCTCAAGGAGAAGAACAATGCCGCTTAAACAACACCCTACAGACCCCGACAAGGTGGTTTATGTTAGACGCCAACACGACTTGACCCCACCCCAGCGCCCGTGGGTAGGGCTGACGGAGGAAGAAATTAAAGAGTGCTTCAAGATCACGCCTGATTTATATTTGACTTGGCATATTTACGAAAGAATAGAAACCAAACTCAAGGAAAAGAACAGTTAATGTATAGCTATAACAAACAAGTGCGAGAAGTGTTAAAAGCGCATCCAGACGGCTTAACTTGCGCCCAAATTAATGAGATCGTAAAAGCACCAGAGGGAAGGATTTTGGCAGTCCTTAAATCAATGCCAGACGCTTATATTGACCGCTGGCAGTATCGTGGTACAAAAAAGTATATTAGTTCGGTCTGGTGCGTTGTAGAAGTTCCAGAAAATTGCCCTAAACCCAATCAACATGAAAAAACTACCTAACTTTGCTGCATGGAGCAATAAAAACTTAGCAGACTTTGCTATGGAAGCGCATATTCGTATGATTGAACAAGAGGAAGCAATAGAACACCTTAGAAATGATCTAAAGTTTGCCATGTCAGAGTTACGCAAAGGTGCTATTTTGGAACACAAAGATGGTTACAAAGTAGTCGTAAAAAGTGTGTAAGATGGCATTACAGCGGATTGCTGTGGTTAAACTTTGGAGAACATTATGCTGTTTACTGTTTCTGTTGATTTGGCTGAAGCCGGTTATTTTGAGTTTTCTACCGAATCTATTTTCCATCTTGCAGAAATTGCACAGATGCTTGGCAACATGGATATCGTTGATGAAGACGAAGAATTTGAGGAAGAAGAAATGTTTGAAATCCCAGAAGATATCGACTACTACTTTGCTGAAGGCGAAGAGTACGTCTACGACGAAGATGCTGAGTGCTTCTGCTGGTACGATGCCGAATACGATGTTTGGTACTGGCTGGACGAAGAAGTCGGCGAGTGGCTGCTCGTAGAAGAAGAGCAAGTTGAAGAAGAGGCTGAAGAAGCCTAATTTGGGTACGATCCTACCCAATACGGGGGCTTAGGCCCCCTTTTTCTTTTATAGACCGCTAACGTCTATCACTTCACCACGGAATTCAATCTGCCCATCGTCCCATTTGTGGACAAGTTCAGGCCAAAGCAGCTTGCCATCCTTGATTGTTAGTACGGCAAAGCCGGAGCGATGGTTCAATGGGTTGCCTTCACCATACTCAAATTGAGGGCCATAAGGCTCTGCAAGAGTGCCTGTATCCACGCCAAAGCGATTGCCGTTGTAGTCTGCGTAAGGTGTGACCTTTAGACTGTGCAAATGACCCGTTACGATGCTTTTACCAGCCCCTATTGTGTTGTTGTGGGTTGCATGGATGCCACCCTTGTAGCGGTGCTTGATGATTAGATCATCCGTTGCCCAAGTAAGCATACAGAATTGCCAGTCAAGGAAATGGTCTGACAGCTTAAAGCCAGGTGTATTCACATATTGAGGCGCATTGGCTGCCAATCGCATCTCAAATCGAGAGTCATGGTTACCCATAGTCCAAATCAGTTTGGTGTTATGGCGAACCTTTTTAGCCAGTTCAGATACTTCACCGAGCATCTCTTTGCAGGTATTTAGTTCTTCAATCAAACTTGGTGTTCTAGCCCAACCCAAAGGTGGATGGCGAGATACAGATGCACCATCAAAAGCGTCCCCATTGCAAATAACTGCTTTTGGTTGTAGTTTTTCAATCGCCCACAATAAGCCTTGAAAAGCAGTAGTCCGTATCCCAGGCCAGAAATGAGCGTCAGAAAAAACAATAACTGTTCCATTTTCAATTCCAAGTTCTGATTTTGGAGGAGGTGGTGCCCAAGTTTTAACTTCTTTGGCAGTATCAAGATTCATGTTGTACTTCTCTGCTAATGTGTCTCTGCGCCGGTAGACATTACGAAGGTTTGTTCCCATTGCTTTAGCCATCTTTGAAGGTGACTTATGGGTTGTCCAAAGTTCAATAAATTCAGCATCAGTCGTATTCATTGCATTACCCCGTTGTTGAAACTTTTGGAACGTACCACAAAAATGTTACGTCAACATGGAAGATGAGATTGTTTGTACAGAAGAGACACGATTTGACCAGCCTTTGCCATAAGTAGGAAAGGTGGGAAGGCTTTCTAAGAACTGGAGCCGCTTGTCGTTGTACTGAGCAATGATTCTTGCAAGCGGTGTTTCTTGCAATGCAACGATTGTTTTGTATCCAATAACACCATCAGCTTCAACGCCTACGACCTCTTGCAGCCACTTTGCTGCACGACCTGGCCCACTATTGATAGCGGCATCAAAGACAGCGTAATCAAGGCCAGCAGGGAGTTGGTCGCCAGCAACTTTGTCCCAATACTTACGCTTGTATAGCGGTGCAACAGACTCGGGCGTCAATGCTCGCATATCGGCTTCTGATACTGGATGACCGACAAATTCCTCCCAAACTCTTTGAGTACAACCCAAATTAGTGCGACCTCCAGGATCTCGAGGGTCATTAACATATCCACCCTCCGATTTAAGAACATGGGCTAATGCGGCTTCAAAGTTTTGTTTCATTTGGTTTTCATTGCAATGATGTTTTCGAGCGTTTTGCCACCGAAGTAGGCCGACATGATGAGCATTCCCCATTGCCCCAAAAGATTGACATAGCCTTCATTGGCGTTGTAACCAAAAGCAGACATGAAAGCAAACAAAAAGTAGCCAATAAAAATAGCAACCAAAGACAGAGGGCGAATGTTTTTAGCAAGCCAGCTATCAGCAGCATCATCAGATTTCCAGCGGTCTGTAACATTGTTTTGTTCAGTCTTGTAAATATCGGTTTCGTTTGCCATCTTTGCCAACTCACCATTTTGGGCAAGAGTAGCAAGTTCAAGTTGCGCTTTGGCTTTTGCTTCTGGGTCGGGAATAAGTTTGTCAATCAACTTATTACCAATGCCAAGAATTGAGTCTAGTAACATATCATTTCCTCATAAAATCAACGTATTCCGTAGTGCCCCACGCTACAAGTGCAACCAAAGCAATAGCGGCTACGATGTAAAACACCATAGACAAAGCCTCTTGTATTTCTTTGCGTTTTTTAGCCTTAGCTTTTTCCATAGCTATTTCCTCTGATTTACGCTTTTGGACAATGTTGTTGCGTTCCATAACGATGGCTTGCCATACGTCAGCCTGTCCAGACCAGATTAAGTGTTGCTTGAGTTCGTTTTCGGCGTCTTGCAATTGTTTGGCATGAAGGACTGCCTCAAAAGCCTGTGCGGTGTCAGACTTTGCAAAGCCTTTTTTTGGTGCTGCTGCTGCTTTGGCAACAACGTCTTTGGCCTCGAAGAACTTCATCAGGTCGCCACTCATGGCGTGAATGTCCTTGCCCATCTTAATGGCGGCCTGTACCCCTTTGATAGCGGCTTGAGCAGTAGCAAAGGCGGTAATTGGATCAATCATTTGTCTTGCTTGCCGTCTAGCTTGTCAAATATCTTATTCAACATATCTTTGATATCACGCATATCTGAGCGGTAATCGTCTTTGGTGATATACGTTGATGGTAGGTCTTCACGCAGTTTAGACAGGTCTGATTTCAGTTCTTTGACAGCAGCCCAAAGTTCACGAGCAAACCAGCCCATCACGGAAAGACCAGCACCTAAAACAGCATCAATGATTTGTTGAGTTTCCATGATTGTTACCGAGTAGGAGGGGAAATTCCACCAAGTTTTCGATTATTAGCCCATTTTTCTTGTGCAAGCATTTTTTCAATTATTGCTTGGTCATTCATGCTTAATGCGTTATACATTGCTCCAACTGGATAAAGACTTGTAATCATGTCTATTAATGGATTTACATTTCCATGCAAAGCTTCTTTTCCAGCTTCATAAGGCATTGTAGCCAAAGACTTTATTGCGTCTTTTGCTTCTTGTAAATTTTTATTTACTTCTTCTTTATTTCCTTGATATTTATTTACAGCAGCAACACCCAATGCTGGCAAAGCAGCAGCAAGCGCAGTTGTAGCCAATGCACTAGGAGTAACAGCGCCTTTCATAGCATTTTTAGGAGACATTGCTAAAAAACTTTGGCCTCCAGATTCAATTGCTGATTTCATTGCACCGCCAGATTTAACTACTTCACCATTGGGTTTATAAGCAAATCTTTCTCCAAATGATTTTCCAAAATTACCAGCCTCTGCTTCTGAACCTGGCAATACACTTGCAAAATCAGATGCCATAGATGGTGGGACACCTCCTGCAATCTTCTTACGAAGTGCTTTGTAATTTTCATCTGATCCAACAGGTTGACCATTATTGAAATAATCTATGATTTTTTGATATGCATCTGGGCCATACGTATTTGTAATACTTACATCTCCAGCGCCATAACCACCAAGAGCAACTTTTCCTTGTTTAGCAAATTGTTCTTGGACACTTGGAGGGATGGATGCTATGGCTTTTTGTACACGTTCGTTGTAGACAGGTTCAACAGCACCAGCAACTTTAGGTGCTTCAGTAGTGGCTGTAGTTCCAGTAGTAGAAGCCTCTGGAGTCAACTTTACAGCTTTTTCAACAGGAGTTGCAACAGGATTCGTTACAACTTCTGCTGGAGTTTGTGCGGCAGAAACAGAAGCAGGAGCAACCGGTTCAACAGGGGCGGCAGCAACAACAGGAGCATTAGGTGCAGCGGGAGCAGCCGGAGCAGCCGGAGCAGCAGGACTCATTCCAAGTTTTTGCTGTAGATCGGCAATAGTTGGTTTTTGTGCTACTTCTGGTTGTGCAGCAGGTGTTGCTGGCGTGTTATCTCCCATTACATCTTTTGGCGTAAAGTTTTGCCAATCAAATGCAGGTTCTTGCAATGGAGTAGGCGTAGCTTTAGGCGATTCTATTTTTGCAGAATCTTGCATTTTGTTGGTAAGGGTGTCGTATAACTTTTTGCCGCCAACAGCAGCAGCGCCAGCAGCGGCAGCACCACCAGCACCAATTGCGTAAGGAACAATTGAACCCGTATCTGATGCCGATTCTTTCATGCGAGAAACAGCGGTACGGGCTTGAGGCATTTCTTTGCTAACAAAATCCTCATAGTTGTTGCTTGCAGGAAGAGCAGGTTCTGTTTCAGGTTTTGCCAATGATGCTAGATGAGAATTAATTTGCTCATCGGTATATCCCTCTGCTTTTGCAGCATCTCTAAAGGCTTTTTCTTTAGCATCCATTTTTGTTACCTTACAGCGTTATAAATATCGGCCAAAGAACGTTTGGGTTTGGCAGCGCCTTGAACAGCAGGTTTATTAATAGCAGCCGGTGGAGGGGAAACTCCAGTAGCAGGAAGAGTAACGCCCGTATTTTTTGTATCAACAGAAGCAGCGTAATTTGGCGGCTCTTTCAAAATTGCATTAGCGGTTGCTTTGTAATCGTTAAGCAGTCCTTGATATACAGGTTGTTTAGTAAATGCAGCTTCAAGTTCACCAGGGCGAGGAGATTGTCCTGCTGGGTAATTTTTAAGTTGTTGATTTACAAACTCATTAAATGCAATATTTACATCTGCATTAAATTTACCTTGCGCTGCTTGAACACGACCACGGGCATAAGGATCGGTAACACCAAATCCAGCAGTAGGAATGTTAAAAGTGTTTTGTGGCAAAGTTGATTCTTTGAGTGCAATTTGTTTTGCAGTTTCCAAAGCACTTTGAAGTTTTAATACGCCTTCAGGATTGTCTTTTGCCAAAGAACTGGTTTTTAAGTAAGCAGCCAAATCTTTTTGAGTTTGGTTAAATTTATTTTCAATAGATGCGCTGCTATTGCTGCTGCTTTGTTCTTGTTTTAATTGGTTTATTGATTTTGTAGTGCCATCACTAAATTTAAGAGTCCCACCAGCACCCAATGTAGCAACACCTTCTGCGCCCAAACCAGCAGTAAGTTTGGAATCAATTTGACTTCCTTCTTTGATGGATCCACTTTTAATGCCTTGTTCCAATGCGGCAAGTGCTTGGCTGCGAGTTTGGGAAGTACCTACAGAACTGCTGGTAAATTGCAGAATTTTGGATTGCACATCAGGAGGCAAATCTTTAAGGCCAGTCAAAGAATCACCAAGTTGCTGGTAAAGAGTAGCCATTGCAGGAGCAGCAGATGCAGCAATGTTTGCATTTTTAGTTGTAGCAATAGTTTGCTGTGCATTGGCTTCCGCATTGGCTTTGTCATTCAAATAGCCAAATGTTTGGTCTAAGCCATTTGCAAACTTGGTTCGTTTGTAAAACTCTTCTGGAGAAATTTCACGTTGACCATCGTAAGCACCATGAATGTCTCCATTCTCATCAACCTTGTATTGCAAAGGCTGGCCTGAATTTTGATCGTAAGTAATCTTGGTGGTTTGTTTGCCACCACTAAGCAAACTACGCCCAGCTTCTTTGTTGCCAATTGCGTATTGCAAAAGAGCATTGATGTATTGCGGATTGTTATCGTTGTTACGCCATTGGTTTTGAAACTCAACTCGACCTTGAGGCGTAGTTACTCCACCAGCTTTATCAATTTTTGATGTTAAGTTATTCCATTGCTCAGTTCCTGCTGCAACATTTTTAGCAACATGAAGTGCAGATGTTTGAGCAACTGGATCGTCCGTATTGCCAGCAAGTTTCAACAATGGTTTAGGATCGCCATTTGCCATTGCTTGTGATTTTGCTGTATTAAACAAATCGGCAGGAGCAACAGTCGAAGGCAAAGGATCAGGCGCTACAACACCAGGCCCCATTTTTGGGAAATTGTCCTCAACTACATCCAATGGCTTCAAAGGAGGAGGCGCAACAGAAGAGTTAGGAGTAGTAGCCATAATTATTGGGGAAGAAATGGGTTAGTTTGTGCCGACAATTCTACTTCTGGATGAACCAAATTATCTTGTGTAATAGGAATTGCTGTTGTATTTGGAACTGCGCCAATGGGAGCAATTTGAGTAACAGGCGCAACAGGTTTTCCAGAAGGGCTAGACGATGGAGGAATTCCGATTGCATTTTTCAAAGCAACAATACCAACATCTTTAATGCCTTGCATCCATCCTGGCATTTCTGTTGGAGTGGAATAATATTTGGATTCATTTCCAAAATTACTCAATCCAGCATTGGCAAAAGGAGAAGCCATAATTTATTCCTTTATTTGAATTGGAATCCAGCGCCTTTACTAGAGCCTTGGCTAGTAGAACCTTGAGTTCCAGAGAAGTTTGGCGTAGTAGATGATTGAGGTGTTCCAAAAATAACAGAAGCGTATTTAGCATAAGCGTCTTGAGGTGCACCAGCGTAACCAATACGGGAAGCAGCAGCTTGATTAGCGGCAGTTAAATTGGACGCTCCACCGCTATACAAAGCATTGGCGGCAGCGGCACGATTTGCCTCTACACCAGCAGATGCATTCGCAGCAGCAGTTGCTTGACGTTGTGCATTAAGACTTGCAAGGTTGGTATCAGCCAATGCTTGACGAGCGGAACCAAGGTCACCAGCAGCACCATACATGGCATTCTGTCCAGCCAAAGCCTCACGGGAGGTTTCACGACCAGCTTGCAATGCAGCATTAACTTGTTCTTGTTTGTATTGCGGGCCAAACAAAGAAGCAAGACCAGCAGCACCACCCAACAAAGAAGCAGAACCTACGCCTTGTTGTAGTTGGCCTGTTTTACCGGCAACATTAGAAGCGGTATTGGCAGCATTAGAAACTTGTCCAGCAGCTTGGTTATATACATTACCAGCACCAGCAATAGTATTTTGATATGCTGGAAGTGCCGTGTTTTTCAAAAAGTCCGTTTGAGTTCTGAGCAACTGTTGTTGCTCTGGAGTCATTTGAACTTGCGTTGATTGATTTCCAGATGATTTACCGGCGCCCATGATTACGCTCCTTTACCTTTTCCACCACCCATTTGAGGCATGGTAGGAGGTCGTTGAATTGATGAATTATCCCATGAACCAGTAGTATTGGCATAGCGATTTGGTTGACCCATTTGAGGTTGACCAGAATTTGCGCTAAGGGTCATATTCCCACCATCAGGTGTCAATTGATTGGGATTAGGTGCATTTCCTGCAATGCTTTTACCATTACCTGATTGTGGTTGAGTTGTTTGTTGATTTTGAAAATTAGAACGATAACCTTGATCCATCATTTCAAATGAATTTGCTTGAGATACAGGAGGTGTATCTTGTCCATAACCGGACATTTGTCTAGATGCTCCTTTACCACCACCACCTTTGCCGCCCATTTGAGGCTGTTGCATTGGCTGGTTAGTAGGATTTTGCGGAATTGATGGTGTAGGTGCGCCCATGATTTATCCTTGTGGTGGTGTAGGCCAGATTATATTGAATGGATCAGATTGAGTTGTTACATCTCTTAGTTGTTGACGATAGGCAGCCCAAGCGGATTTGTTGGGTATGTATATGTCTAACAATTGAGTCCAATCTGATGATGCAAGCAGATTATTTCTTTGTTCTCTAACAACACCCCATTGTGTTTCTTTAGTACGAGGGTCATACCATTGTTTTGTTGTGTAATCAAACAAATAAAAAGAAAACGGTTTTTTGGGAAATGGAACAAAATTTCCGTTATCAATATATCCTTGTACGGAAACAATGCCTTCTAAAAGACTTTCGTTTTCTTGTGCTTGAAGGTCAAAATCCATATCAGAACAAAAACCAGATCGGATAATTCTGCCCGTTTCTTTTTCATAAACAATGTAATTTTTCATGTTTATATATTTGCTTGATAAATATTTAGAATATAACCAACATCAAGAGCTTGTTGGCCATAAACACTTATAGGAGAACCGGAAACAGAATTTCCTGCAACTCCACCTCCAATTTTACAAACGTAATTTCCAGGGCTTAGATTTATTAAAATTTGACGAGCCACAGATTGAAAAGTTGCATAATTGTAGTTTCCTTCAAAAATAGGAAAAACTCGTATCAATCCAGCATTTTGAGTTATTTGTGTATTAGAAGAATTGTATAAAACCAAATAAAAACTTGTTGAAATATCAGTACAAGTTACGTTTGTAGTATTAATAAGACTTGATAAATCTGAAACCAAAGTAATTAAAACATTGTTACTTTTGGAGACAGAAAAACTTGCTATAGTTTTTTCTTGTGAAACTCCATTAGATTGAATGTTAACTTGTGTGCCGGTACTAGATGATGCATTTTGAAATCCATTCAAAAATACATCAGACCCGTTAAATACAAAATTTTTGGTTGAACTACCCATCGCAAAATTTCCATTTGCGTATAGATAAATTCCTGTTCCAGTCATTGTGGTTCCGCTTAATGCGGGATTTGAACCAACTTGAAGAGCATTAGAAAAAACTGTATTTGCAGAAATTTTGTCGGCAGTAATTGTATTTTGAACAATCAAGCTTCCGGTAATGTATGTATTAAACAATGCCCAAGCGGTTGTATAACGATAAATAGTAGCGTTGTTGTAGTTGTTGTAGCTAACAGTAACAATGTCTCCCGCTACTGGATTGCGTCCAAGCAATGCATTAACTTCTGCATTTGTTGGGGCAGAACTGTCATTTGCAGTACGAGTAATAACAAAAGTAGCAGCACCACTTGAACCAGTTGCACCCGTTGCTCCTGGCGATCCTGTTGCTCCATTGCTTCCGTTGTAAGCAATTGCTCGAATGGGATTGGCTGTACTTGTCCAATTAAGAGTAGAAGTTGTTGTTGTGGCAGATACATTCAAAGGATATGTAATTGCCCACAAATAGTTTCCAGCAGTAGTGTTGCTTGGAGCGGATGTGTACCATCCTGTAGGGGCTGTAAATGCCCCTGTTGACCAAGTATAAGTAGATGTTGTTGTTGGTCTAGTGGGGACTGTTGAACTTCCTGTCCATTGATAAATGGTTGGAAATGCTGATTGCAAACCATTAGAACCATCGGCTCCAGGAGCGCCGTTGTACACAATTGGCATTGTGATGGTTTTACTCAATGGAGAAAAAAGATTGTCACCAGTAACGCTTAACGTCACTACAACGGACGTTGAAGAAGATAGTGGAGTAACAACTACAGAAGATGCGGTAGAACTAGTAGGAGTTGCTCCAGAAATAGTCCAAGAATAAACTGGATTTGTAATGTTAAATGGAACGGCACTTAAAGTTGCCATTGAAGGCGTATACGCACCACCAGCACTTTGAGCAAATCCTGTAAATCCTGAAATGTCAATTGTTGAAGCGTTTACGCCATTTGTTCCATTTGTTCCATTAGAGCCAGGGTCTGCATAAACGAATTGAATGGTGGCTACACTAGCTTGAGCGACAACACCTGTACTGTCCTTATATCGAACGGGTACTGTGATGTACGCAGGACTATTGGGCATTGCGGTTGGATTAGGCCATTGAGCGTAATCACCGGCATCAGTTGGATCGCCAATCGTAATGTTGGTTTTGGAAATGTCTCCATAGCCTGTAGTAGATGAATTTCCAATGCGCCATGAGTTATTTACAAAAGCAGAATTTGAATCTGTTTGTGCGTTTGTAAAAGGAACAATAGCATTTTTGTTTGTCGCATACATTACAGGAACAATACCTGTAAACGATGGAGTTAAAGGATTGCCAGACCGAGGAACTTGCAGAATACTTGGCATAAAGTAAGCAGTAAACGAGTCAACAATGACTGGAATGTTTCCAGATGTAACTACATCAAGGTCAATAGAGCCACCACCGTCAATCACCCATCCAGTATCAGGCAAAGATGTTGCTACTTGAAAATTAATTTGTCTTCCACCTGTTGAGATGTAGTACAAAAATTTAGTTGTACCAAAACCACCGGTTACTTGGCTCCAAATGTAATCAGCAGGATTGGAAGATTCAGTAGCACTATTAGAGTTACGAATGCCGTAATACAGTCGATTAGTAGGTGAGTTGCTAAAGTTTGTTGTACCTGTTGAGTTATCAGCGTATTTAACCGCCATATATTTGTACAGATAGCCAACAGTTGTTCCTGTAGGGCCGATGATTTGACCCGTACCTGAATTGCTAGAAAGACCCGTTGAAAAATTATTTAGGATGTAATTTATTGCGCCAGATACATCCGACATTGACGGTTCTGTTTCAAGAGCGAATGGCATTAGAACGCATCCTCAACAATATTGGCTTGCCAGTTCAATGCGGTCAGATTCCAAGTGTCTGTAGCATCGTTTGATTCAACTTTAACAGAAACTGTGCGAACATTGTTTTGCTGCGTTGTAACCCAAGGATTGTCGGTCACAATGTTTGTTTGTCCTGTTTGACCATAAACCGGAGCCTGAGCCGTAGAGTTTGCACCACCAACTGTAATGTTGATTGCACCAGTTCCAGAAATTTCCGGCAAAGCACGGTGAATATACACTTTTGCCGAATACGGAACAGGGCCTTTGTCCGTCTGTAAGTTGATGTTTGTACGTTCAAACAATGCAGGAATGGGCGCATTGTTGATAAACGAATTGCCGGTATTGGTTTGAATCAATTGCGAATTGGGTGTGCTGCCTTGAGCGTACACCACAGTACGAGATGCAAATTGAAAATCAGAACCAACAAATCTTGGGGCTTCACAAGCATCCGTAGCATTTGCAATGTCTTTTGGAGCATTCCATACTTGCAAGTCATAACGCCAAGACAACATTTTGTTGCACCAGCCGGTAGAGTTCAAGTCGGGATAGTAGACCTCAATCTGATTTTTCTGCGTATTGTTGACAACAAAAATGCGGTCAGAATACGTTTGGCTCAAGTTGGCAAAGAAGTAATCACGAACTTTTTGATTGCCCAAAGGATTAAAACTAGAACCATCAAACACCCAAATGTCTCGGCTATCTACGCCGTAGACGTATTGGTCGGTATTTGTCCAGCAGTTGTTGTTAATCAATCCTCGACCTTGATTAAACAAACGAACGCCAAAAACAGGAGCGGTACTGTTTGTGTAAGCAATAGGAGAAAAAATTACTGTATCCCAATAGGAGCAAACATAGAAGTTAGCACCTAAGAAGAAGCCGTCAACAATAGGCCCACGGACAGGAATTTCCTTTTCATTGGCAATGTTGGTCAAGGTAGGAACCCAAGTGCCAGGAATGCCCGTATTTGCGAAAGCTTGTGACCAACGGACGGTAGTTGGATAGTTAACAGTAATGCCTGTTGACAGGTCTTCTGTAAGGTTTCCAGCAATCAAAATATTGCCGACATTTGGAGAGCAATAGTTTCTTACAAATGCTGCACGAGTAGCATTAGAGCCAGGGGTGTAATTCCATTGTGCATCAGGAGTCAAAGCAATTTCAGTTGCAGTTGACAAAAAGTACATTGGGTTACGCAATGTGTCGTTGATGAAAAAGACATTGCCAACCCAAGAGGTGGTGATATTGATGTTGTCGGAATAACCGGACAAAGATACGTTTGGATTTGCTCCAACGCCAGGGGTAATGTTAGTAATGCCAGAAGCAGTTACCGAATACCATTTACCTTCTCGTGTAGCAACAATGTAAGTCCAAGTGGATGACCCACGGAAACCGCCATCCATAAACACGACATTGCCAGGAATGGCAGAAAGAATGGCTTGTTCGCCACCAATCTTTTTGATACCGCGAACATCGGCTTCTATGTTTTTTCCGCTGTTGTATTCGTTTGGCCCAAGTGCGTTAGAAGGCACATCGGGCGTAAACGACATATTTACAAAGGGAGTCCTTATTTTTGCGTAATCAGACATAAGTTCTCTTAAAAGAAAATAAGGAATCTACCTTGGTTGCCAGTTACAGGAGGCCCAGAAGAAACAATGTTCCAGTTTCCAGAATTGTTACTTACGCTTGTTGAATAATAAGCATTCCAAGTTCCATTAGTTGCATTGGAATCTTTAATAATAAGATAGTTTGAATTTTTTGTTGTTGAATCAGTTCCAGCAAGAGTAAATTGAGTTCCTGAAATTGAACTGTTAAGAGTTATCAAATTTCCTGCTGCTCCGTTTACATTCCAAGAAGTTACAGTTGTTGTTGTGCTTGCAGGAAAAATTATGGTGCAATTGTTAACTATACTTTCTAACTTTGCAAAAGTGTTTGCACCAGTAATTGTTAGAGTTCCAGTACCAGCTTGTTGTAAAGTGCAGCTATATGTTGCACCACCACCACTAAAAGTTTTTGCAGATGAACTTGTTAATTTAATTGTCCCAGAACCAGTTGTTGTAAAAGAAGTTCCGTTAAAGTTTTGAAATGCAACTATACCAGAACCATTGCAAACAATAGTGCCGCCACCAAAAGAAATATTATTGGAAGCAATATTTCCAACTGAAAAACTTAAATTTGTTAAAGTTTTTCCATTAAGATTTAGTGTTCCTTGATCTATTTCAAAAACAGAAACATTAAGATTGTCTTGAAGTATTAGTGTTGGATATGGATAACCAGTTCCTGTACCTGTGACCAATAATGTTGCCAATAAACTTACACCATTTGATGTAATGTTTTGAGATGCGGAAATGTTAGAAAATTGAAGTGTTCCTGAGTTTGATACAGTTGTCATTCCAGATGACAAAACTAAATTTCCCAAAATAGAATTTGCAATACTTGACCCACCAATAGTACAAGCTCCCGTGTATCCTGTAAATGTTAGGTTATTAAAAAAACTTCCATCATTTATTGTTAATGGGTATGTTCCACCAACAAATTCAAAATTAGAAACAGTATTAGAAAAAGCGTTTATGCTTGTTGCAACAGAACCTGAATAAGTTACTGATATTAAATTATTACCAGTAATTGTTCCTGCAAATAAACTGTTATCAAAAATTAACCCAGAACCATTAAGAATTACTTTTCCTGTTGTTCCAAAAGCAAGCGTTCCGTTTCCAATAAAAATTGCTTCATTTGTTGCGGTAACATTAAAATTATTAAAATTAAAAGTACTATTTCCAATTGATACATTTTGAGCAATTAAATTACTAGCTAAAGTAATTGTTCCAGTAACGGATGTTTGAGATACAGTCCCACTAAAAGCAACGCCATTTCCATTTATTGTTTGAGTTCCTATTCCATTAAATTGCCAAGATAATGCGCTGCTAGAAAAAGTTAGGCCAGTTCCATTAGTCCAACTTCCTATAAAAAATTGGTTAGATAAAAGTCCTATGGTTGCGGCTGATGTTCTTGCTGAAGCATCAAAAGTACCAAAATCCCAAAATCCATCAAAATTGAGCGTTCCAATAGAACCATTATTATCAAGAACAATTGTGTCTTGAGCCAATGGGAAATTGTTTGCAGCAGGAGTTCCACCAGAGCTTGTTGCCCATCCAGTAGCAGAAATAGATTGTGTTCCTGCTAAATTCCAATATACGGATTTTGCAGTTGGAAAAGTAATCCCTGAATTTCCACCTACATTGCCAAGCCGAGTTCCAGACCAGGTTGCTGCACCAGCACCAGTAACTTTATAAAAATCTACATCAGTCAAAGATACAGATGCTGCTGTAAATGTACTTCCATTACCATTTATTTTTAAGCGATATGTTGCATTTGTTCCAGCGGTTACTGTAAATGTTCCTGTAACTGTTGGATTATTTGTAAGATTTAATACACCTCTTCCAGTAGAAGAACGAGCTGCAACAGTTAAATTTCCAATTGAACCACTGGCAGCAGATAAATTTGCAGAAACCAATGAACTGTTCGAAATAATTAAATTAGATATTGTTTTTCCACCAATATCAATGGAAGGTGAACTATTGCTTACACTTATTTGAGACGTTCCGCTATTTAATGTAAAACTTGTTCCACCAAAGTTAAATGGAGTTATACCAGTTAAATTTACAGCAGAAGCATTTAATGTTAATGTTCTAGTTAATGATCCAACAGATGTTATTGAATCTGCCGTAATTCCATAATTTGATGCGCTAGTTGTAAGCGTACCTTGATTTAAAGTAAGGGCACTTGTAAGGCTTAAAGCATCACCAAGAGTAACAGTAATTGCTGAACCGCTAATAGTTAGATTGGGAAGAGTTTTACCTGCCGATGTAACTGTGCTAGTTCCAACAATAGTCCATGTTCCAGTTTGACTCATTGTCATTCCAGAACCAAGAGTAAGACCACCTGTTGATGTTTGTACAGTTGTGTTTCCTGTAAATGTTCCTGTAAAACCAGTAAAGTTAAGACCGGATGTGCTTACTGCTACGTTGGTAGTAATAACGGCTGGAATAGTTCCTGTGCTTGCATTTGCTGTTATGAATGCAACATCTGATGTTGTTGGTGCTGCAACACTAACTGTTGCGGCTGTTCCTGTTAAATTTGTTCCACTAATACTTGAATTAGTAGTTAATATAAATGTTCCAGGGCCAGTATTTCCAGCGGATACTGTACCAAGATTAACAAGAGTTCCTCCATTGTCTACCCAAAGAGTATTTCCTGTTGCTATTGTTCCACTATTTATTGTTGCTGAATTGCTTCCACTAAATAATGAAACATTAACAGAAACAGGAGCAGCACTTGACCAATGTGTTGTTGAATTCCAATTTCCAGTTCCACCAGCCCAATATTTATTTGCCATTTTTTACCCTTATGCAGTAGCAACGCAACGCCATTTAGATGTAGCTACGTTCCAAATAAAACCTACATCAAGACGAACACTTGAAGTAACAGATGTTGGCAAAGTTACCGTGCCAGATGATTCAAAATTTGTTGCTGAAAATGCAATTGCAGTATTTGTGCTTGTAATAGAAACAATCAGTTTTTGACCATTGACAGGAGTTCCTGTTGTCGCAATAGAAGTAATTGCATTAGTTTGACCAGTAATGACAACCATGTCATAACTGTCTGTATTTATTGAATAAGTTGCAGTATTTGCGGTTGTTGCATTTACCCTTGGTTGCAACCATTTGTTGGTCAATGTCTGCGTATCACTTGTACCAACTACTGTTCCAGTTGGTGCAGTAACAGTTGTCATTGCTCCAGTTCCATTGCCAACAACTAAGCCGGTCAATGATGTTGCGCCTGTGCCTCCATTAGCAACACCAAGCGTTCCACTTAATGTAATTGTTCCTGAGCCAGTAATAGGGCCACCGGAAGTGGTCAAACCTGTCGTGCCACCAGATACGCCGACAGATGTTACTGTTCCTGTGCCACTAATCGTAGACCATGTTGGCGCTCCAGCACCATTGCTAGTCAGAACTTGTCCAGAAGTTCCAGCTACACTAAATGCGTATGCTGTACCATTTCCATAAGCAATACCACCGGCAGTAGGGCTGGCAGTACCATTAGTTCCACCATTGGCTATAGCAAGAGTTCCACCTAGTGTAATTGCTCCAGTTGATGCTGTTGCTGGAGTTAAACCAGTTGTCCCACCAGCAAAACTCAAAACGCCACTATTTGTAATGGTTAAAGCTGAAGAGCCGTTGTAACTACTTCCGCTGCTTCCGCTTAAACCTGTACCAATAGTTAAAGCATTTGTTGTATTAGCAGTAACAGTAGTTGAGCCTCCAAGATTTACTGAATTTCCATTGATTGTTACGCTGCTATTCGTAAGTTGTGCATTGGAAATTCCTCCTAGAGTTCCACCCAATGTCAAATTGCCAGAACTGGTAACAGTACCAGATAAAGTAATTCCATTGACTGAACCTGTTCCACCTACGGAGGTAACTGTTCCACCTCCACCGCCACTAGCAGTAGAGTTAATAGTTTGATTGGGCCAAGTTCCCGTAATGGTGACGTTTGTACCTGCTACCAATGAAGGAGTTGATGTACCGGTTCCTCCATTAGCAACTGGTAATGCCGTACTAGAATAAGTAATTGCCAATGTTCCGCTAGTTGTAATTGGGCTACCAGAAACTGATAAGAAAGAAGGAACTGTAGCCGCAACAGAGGTAACAGTTCCACCAGAATTTGTACTGTTAATTGTTTGGTTAGGCCAAGTACCAGTAATGCTTACATTGCTTCCAGCAACCAAAGAAGGAGTTGATGTTCCTGTGCCGCCATAAAGAACAGGAATTGCGTTTCCATTCCATGTTGCGCCTGTAATTGTTCCAGGATAATTAAATGTATTAGTTGACCAAGATACATTAGAAGGCGGAGCATCATGCCTATCCCAAGAACCAGCAGCAATTGAGTTATCAAGCAAATATATAGAAACATAACCACCGCTTGGAACCGAAACAACTAATGTGTTTGAGTTGTTATTAACAGTAATTGCACCGCTAGATTGGTTATTATCAAAATAAAATACGTTTCCAGCTTGTAGCGTTGTGGCATTAGGCAATTTGATGACTTGCCCGCCAGAGCCAGTAATTGTATATCTGCGATTAGATGATGCTGTTAATGTAATTGCTGTGCCTGATGCAGCTACAGATGTAAAGCCTTCATTTAAAGCATTTATTGTGATATTTTGATTAGCATCACGCAAAACAATTGAATTTGCACCTGTTGTACCGTAAGAAGTTCCCCATGCGACCCCTGTGGACAACGGAATACCAGAAGGGGGATAAACCATTCCACCACCACCACCGCCTCCGGTTGCGGTAATTGTCTGATTAGGCCAATCTCCCGTAATACTTACGTTTGAACCACCAATAAGAGATGGTGTAGATGTTCCGGTTCCTCCATTTGCTATGGGAAGAGGCGTTGAAGAATAACTAAGAGCCAATGTACCTGCGCTAGTAATAGGACTATTTGTTACGGATAAAAATGATGGTGCAGACAATCCTACTGAAGTAACACTTCCAGAAGACCCAGAAGAAGAAGAAACCAATCCTGGCGTAGACCAAGTAAGGCTTGATGTGCTTTTAGAATTAACTAAAGCAATCGTCAACCAAACTTTGTTTACAGGATTAACAGGAGGGCTATTTAACCATCCAGTTGGAGGAGTTCCAACATTTGTTACAAAATTCCAAGACCCATCAGTAGGAGTTGCTGGTTGAGTTGCAGAATCTTGGAATACAGTCCATTCAAAGTAAGTACCACCAAATGTTGTACTATTTCCGTATAAACCAGAGGTAGCCATATTGAATCCTTACTTGAACGAGTAGCGATAGGAGCGAGGTTGGTATTCGGAGGTCAGATGTTGATCTCCACCACGCCATTTTCCTTTGTAATTTTGATCTTCAATTAGACCATAAGCAGCATCAAAACGTACATCCCATTTACCTGATTCATCGGTGTTTTTGTTCTTATCGTAATAAGCAGACAAAGTGCCGTACAAATAGCCTTCAGGGAAAGAACTAAGCACAGCATTGGATTGCACCAATGGGTTCAAAGAATCTGTAGTTTGGCTAAACAAGAATGGGAAGGTCTTGTTGTAATAAGCTTTGATTGTTACGTTTTCACCAGGATTGGGCGTAAACACATAGTTTGGGCCAACTTCCGAGAAAGATGCACGAATAACCCGTGGCACACCAAAAGGACGGATGTACAGTTGGTCAATCATCCTACGGCGAATGATTTCTCGATCACCAACACGATCATAAATAATCCAAGGGCCTACATTGGTAGCGCCAGAAGGTTGGTTTTGAGGTTGCGTATCTTGAAAAAACAAAATAGGCGAGTTCATATCCGCAGGGATAGGAGCCATGCCTTGAGCATCTGTAGTCAAGATAGTAGGCGTTGTGGTCGTGTAGGGGTCAGAACGCAATGCTGGCAGTTCAATAGTACGCATTTTTAGTTCGCACATTTGAATACACGCCATGATTTCTAATGAAGACTGTGTTGGCAGCTTCAGAATGGTCGCAGGAGTCGTTAAACCCGTCCATACGCCGTCTGGATCGTTAACCGTGATGGTTGTACTGGAAACAGCGATAACCGCAGCATACGGCCCTTGAACGCTTGGCCCGATAAAGTCGCCAACAAGAACTGTTCCTACGGCAGATGCCGAGGTGGTGATAACGCCAGTTGTCGTGTTGATTGCGGTTGCGGTGATGGTCAGCGCAGAAGGTATAGCACCTACCCATTGAGCGATACGGCTAACTAGAGAATTAGCTGATTGAATGAATAGTGCCATTTGTTAACCTTATCGTGTAGGTATTGCAGGATTATATGGAATAGGAATTTTTCCGCTTGGGTGGCATACAAAGTCGCTGTAATATTCATTGACAATGGCGTAAAAAAGGATTTTGTCCTTTTTGTCCATTTTAATCAATTCCCAGGGTCGATTGCCAAACCATTTGGAAGAGATTTCATGTGCAAAGCACTTGGGCAATTGCATCATGTGTGCAGTACCAGCAAAGAATGGGTTGTCAGTACCATGAATTTTGTGGAATTCTCGGCGTTCTTTGCAAAACTGTCGAACTTCTTCTACATTTTTCTGCTCATACTGAACATAACGTTCACCATCAACAGCACCAACTTTGTAGTTAATGTTTTCTGTGCTAAATGATTGCGACCAGTTTTTAGACTTAACTTCATTGAAGAGTTTGTCGTTCTTTCGCAGAACACCCTCAACACCTGCCTCCAAGATTCCCTCGGAGTAGTATTTTTCATTAACTTTTACTTCTTCATCTTCCATTTTCATCTCCATGCTTTCCAAAGAAGGCTGTTGCCAACCTTCTTCAGAAACCCTTAGAGGATTACAGGTAACGCTGCACTTGGGTAGAAGAGCGAGGAGCCGTCACAGCAGCACCAGTTGGCGAGATACCAGACAGTACGCCCACACCAGCGGGGTTACGCACAATCAAAGTACCTTCCATGATGTACTGATCCAAGGAAGCGTCAGCAGAA